CTAAACCTGACAACACGCCATTTTTGGGACTTATTGCGAAAATTAGCCGTAATAGGTGTTGTCAGGTTTGTGTTGCACCCTTTCGCGAACCCAGTAACAGCGCATAACTTTACCATTTTTGCGTCTCGATGCTTTTGGAAAACCTAAATTTTTCATCGCGATTCCTATCCTGGTCATGTTAAAATGCAACTTTGTGAACTGCATCATATGAGATACAATTTCGGTTGTAGTCCACCAGTTTGCATCGATATCGGCTTCAGTTTTCTCAAAATACATAAGAATAGCTTCTTCGACTGTATCGACTTGCTCATTGGACTTTGCAGAGTCATTTAGTAGCTGAATATCTTGTTTTTCCAATTGCCATGAAGTATCGCCTTCGCTTTTGTAGATATGATAGGCTTCTAGGAGTAGGTCGACCTTGTCAATCGCTTTAAATGCTTGAAAGTCTATGGACTTGACATTGATAGGCACGATACGGCGGTTGCCAGTCGGGTCGTTTATGATTTCGGAATCATTCGAAGTACCGCAAAGCACGGCGTATCGCCTGAAGTCTTGAGTCCGGCGGCCGTATGGTAGCCTCATGTTGAACCATTGCTTTGAGGATATGTCTTTCAGGTGCTTGTACTCGCTTTTGCTTTTACCTGAGAACTCATCGTCGCATAGAATCAGCTTTGAAGTCATAAGCATGGCATCGTCTTTGCCGGAGTCAAGCTTGGACTCGCCGTAATAGTCTCGGAGTTCGTCTGGTAGTAGCCATCTAAAGAAGTTAGTTTTCCCGATGCCTTGGCCTCCGACAAGCACCAGAATCAAGAGCGAGTAAGTGCCGTGCATGGATGCGACAATTGATACTATCCACTTGCGAATAAAGATAGTTGCAATTGCCCGTGCGTTCTCTTCGGTTTCGCCGTCGAAGTACGGTGTAATGCATTCGGCTAGTTTATCTATGCAGTTTTGAGGGGTTTTGTCTTGATGCTTTGCAAAAAACTCGGTAAAAGGGTTATAAGAGGGCGTTGCATCCGAGTTTATGATATCTTCGACGGTGCTTTTAGCGCATCTAGAGCCTAGGTTATCGGCGATCTCGCCCCAAATGGTGTTAACATCCCAGTCGGTAAGCGGTCGGTCTTGATATTCGACTATACCGGTCACTTCATTGCGTTTGAGGCCGTAGGTAGCAAGCGCGGCTCGGATTTCTGGTAATAGGTTAGCTTGTTTCTCTTTTGTTAGCTCCGAGCGTGGTATAGCAAGTGTTTGCTCTGCTATGTCTTGAGCTATCTCGGTTGCTATCCCGTCTTGCTTGGCTAACTTAGTGACTGATTCGACTATTTCTGCGTCTGACTTGAAGCCTTGCAGCATTTGCGCTTTGGTATAGCGTTCTACTTTGCGACTCTCTTCCGTTTGTATCTCAATACCAGCATCTTTGCACTTGTAAAAGAATGTATTGATACGGACGCGGCCTTTGCCTGACTTGAGGCACTCATTATACTTAGCATCGCACTTAACGGGGTCATATTTAGAACCTTGTTGAGATATGCAGTGGAAATAGTGACGGCCTTGTTCTCCGTAGTGTCCTGCAAGAGCGAAGCCGATTTGCATCCAATCATAGTAAGAGTCTACCAGGTCAATACCACGCGAGCCGATTTGAGTAAGGATATGGTCAATATCGGACTTAGTGTGTGGATAATACCTACGCGCCTCTGCTTTTGGTTGTTTTAGGTATCGTTTGAATACTTGAGTTTTGCCTTCGCGTCTGTAGAGATGCGGATCGAATGATACAAAGCGAAGTCTAGAGGTATCCTTACATGCGGGATCGCAAATAAGGTGGTAATTATCGGCTAAGTGTTTTTCTATGGCGTGGTAGGCTTCTAAATGCTTTGTAGGCTCTATTAAGAAGTATACAGCATAGCCATATCCTCCGACCGAGCGATGGTAGGCATAAACGAATGGATCAGACTGCAGTTGCTCTATTTGCATTTCGGGATTATCTTTCTCATCGATATCCATGCAAAGAATACCGGAGTGCGCTTCAAGCGCGTCTGCTTTGCGTTCTGCGAACTTACCAGAAGGGGATATAGCAGGTAGCTTGCGTTTAAAGTTGGTTTTGTTTTCGCCTTCTTCGAGGTTTCGGTATTTGAGTACAAGGTCTTGCCATATACCTTGTTCTACTGACTTCAGAAAGAAGTCGAAGTCCATAGTCTTCGCGGCTTTGGTTTCCCGTGTCGAATTAAAGAAAGAGATAGTAATACTCATGCCTTGGCCTTGCGAATAAGTTGTAAGTAGATTTCGTTAAAGTTCGGATCTAGTATGCGTTCGTGTTTTATATTTCGGGCTGCAATAATAGGCAATTTACGATCGCAATTAAATATAAAAGCGATATCCGTCATTGTAAAGTTGAAGTCTTGATAGCATATTGTTATTGCCACATGACGCGCAAAGCTTTGGCGCTGGTGAATATGCTGAACTGATACGCCGTAATAGTCTGCGACTACTTGAATAACCCGCTCGGATACTTCATAGAGTTCGGCGGTGTTCAGTTTTCGAACACGCCCGCGCGGTTTCTTTGTTCGATTTCCGAACAATTCCTCGCGTTCTATTTTAAGAAGCGCAGAAAGCGGGAGCGTAGCAAGCGGCTTAGGGTTTGTATCTTGCGCGAGGTCACTAATGTGACCGATCGGATGTAAGGGCATATTTTTTCCTCTATATAATATCCGACTTGTAAAGTAGTTTCACGATCTAAATTGTTCATGTCGAGTCCAAAGATAGTCTTCGATTTTTTGCGCTGTAAGTTGCACTTGCGAGTATGTATCGAGTTCATCCATAGCCGCGTAAATATGATGCGAAAGAGTCGAGCGATTCATGTCGAGGTATTCGGCGATCATGGATGATGTGAGCTTCAGATATACGGTCGCAAAGAATATAAACATTCTCTTTGCTGCTATTAGCTCTTGGAATCTTACCTTATCTCTTAGCGTGTGTTTTGTCGGAAAGTGTTTAAGTACTTCGACTTCAAGACCGGATAGTTCCGCGTATGGGTACTCAAATGCAAAGTCAATGCCTCTCTTCATAAAGTAAGCGCTCTTAGTTTTCGGGTTGATGTCAGCATACTGAAGCTGTGGCCTCTTTTGTTTTGCAAAGTAATAATCTGCGAGGTTATTCTTAGTTTTTATTGCTTGCTTGGTTTTGCGTTCAAGTTCTTCGCGTTCCTCTCGTAGTTGCTCTGATAGGCTTTTGCCTTTGATAAACGGGGAGGCTAAGCCATCCCCCTCGTCGTATATCATATTGTGATTCATGCAAATATCTCCTCTTGCACTTTGTCTCTGAATCTATTCTTTGCCTCTTTTAGATTTAGTATAGCTTGTTTAAAGTAGCTATCTTTTAATTCTATTCCGATTGCTTTGCGACCAAGAGATACAGGAGAATATACTTCAGATCCGACTCCCATAAATGGAGTAAGTACCACTTCGCGTTGATTGCTATACAGTTCTACTATTCTATCAATAACATCAAGTTGTAGAGGGTGTACATGTTTTTCATCGTCTTCATCTTTAGAATCTCTAAAAGGCAAGACATTATCTATACGAATATCATCCCATACAGAGCTCGCATATCTTTGCCATGTTAAATGAGAAAGTTTATTTCCTGAAGGATCACCGTCATAGTCTTGCCATTTCTTTTTAAAGTCTTTGTAATTTCCGTATGTTTCTTTGTGAGCTTCTAAAAATGGAGTATCTCCAAAGTATTCAGTAAGTCCGCATGGATGAGTGACTGGTACTTGATTATCACCAGCTTTAGTAAATATCAATACATAATCCGGCATTGCTGTAAAGCATTTTGTAGAATCTTCTACAATGAATTTATGCATTAAAGATTGTACCATTGTTCGCATTCTTACTTTAAGAGGCTCCTTCCAAACTGTAATACGATTACGATAATGAAAATTATATTTTTCATGTATTCTAATAATCTCATGAGGGAAGTCCCATAGATAGCATCGGTTATCGAAAACATCCGTACAATGTACTGCAGTGATTCTACCAGGCTTAGTTACTCTTGATATTTCTTGGACTAGGTATTCATATTGTTGTAAAAACTGCTCGCGAGATTCGCAATTACTGAAGTCGTTTTCATGAGAGCTGTAATTATACAGACCTGCAAAAGGTGGGGAATATACGCTTAAATCTACTGAATCATTTGGCAAAGTTGGTAATACATACATACAATCAGAATTATAGATTGCATAGTCTTCGGTTACGACTTGTTCTTTTATCATGATATTAAATGAATGATGGTAATGAAATTTCTTTATTAAATTCTTTTCTTTGGATTGTAAAGTCTTGACTAGTTTGCTGAGTGAGATTATTAAACATTTCGATAGCTCTCTCTTTTTTTATCATGAGACTCTCCATAACTTTAGTCTGACCATCGGACAAAATAAGATCTACATATACTGGTCTTTTTTGTCCAAATCTCCAAAAGCGTCTAATAGCTTGGTAGTATTGCTCGTATGAATAAGTCGGAAAATATGTAGTATGATTACAGTGCTGCCAATTAAGACCAAATGCAGTTATAGAAGTCTTTGTGATAAGTTTCTTAATATCACCTGCGCTAAAAGCGAGTAGTATCTCTTCTTTCTTGTCTATATTCATATTACCTTTGACTTCGAGTGCTGTTTTGTCAAGTTCACCTATAAGACTCGCTTCATCATTAAGATTAACCCAATAAACAGAACATTCATGACTATTTGCTTTTTCTACAGCCTTTTCACATCGCATATTAAGAGTAGCTCTTACTTCAGCTTTAATTTCTTTGAATCCTGTAGCCGGTATTGCAAACATTGTATTTTGACCATCGATAGCAAGCGGATCGCGATTCTCGATAATAGTTTCAGTTTCGAATAGTTCCGGCAAAGTATGTTTATCATCACTGAAGCCATAGTCCGAAGGTTTTCGCATTGATATACTCCAAGATGCTATCCATCTCCAAAAGTCCTTCTCGGCGTGTGCTTTGAGGTAGAACTCTTCGCCTTGTCTTGCTTTACTGATTTGAGATAACTTGGCAACATTATTTTGATTATTCTTAAAAAACTTTGTAAGCATATCCATATAGCCAAGATATCCAAGAGCTTCAGAACTAGTACCGAGTTCTATATAATCATTAGGACTAGGAGTAGCGGTGAATAAGAATCTATATTTTACTTTCTTAAGAAAAGCTGTAATAAGATTTTTAGTTGCGCCTTCAAAGTTTTTAAGAATACTAGATTCATCAAGAATAACGCAATCAAATTTACTTGAATCAAAGTTTTCAAGTCTCTCATAATTGCATACTACTATTTTACTTTTGAAGTTGCCATCTTTGCTATACTCAATATCATCTATCCCAAATTTCTCAGCTTCTTTGATAAACTGAAAAGCGACTGCAAGCGGTGTAATAATCAATACGGGCTTATTGGTTGCTCTTGCATAATTAGTTGCAATGGTTAACTCTATTATCGTTTTGCCTAGACCTGTATCTAAGAATACAGCGCATCTACCTTTATTAATAGCATATTCCGATACATACTTTTGATAGTCGAACATACCTTCAGTAATGTAATTAGTATCTATGCCATAATCAATAGAGCTATGCTTCTTAGACTCAAGAAACTCCGCGTAATTCATTTTGCATCCTCATATTCTTTAAAGTACATTTTTAGTGCTCGGCGGAATAGCTCTCTTTGCGAGATATTTTGCGCTCTTGCGAGTTCGCGGAATCGAGCGGCCATTGCGTTTGGTATTTTAATCGCAAGCGCTGTAATGCCTTGTCTTTTATCGGGTGTAAGGCCTTCGCCTTTAGCTCTTTGGAATCCGATTGCAGTTTTCTCGATTACCCTGCGTTCTTCTCTTAGTTGTTGAGACAATGGAACTCCAAGCTTAAGCGAGGTCTCGATACCGGCTACTTCTTTGTATAGAGCGGATGTTTTCATAGTTCACCTCGCTGGTGCATTGAGATTACTGCAGATATGAGTTTTACTTTAATATGCTGCTCGGTTGGTAGTTCGAGCGTAGCTTTTACAAGCTCACTGAAGCCATCTGGTGTGTAATTATGTCCAAGCTCTTTGCGTGGTCTTCCACCGCTTCCGGGCTTTGGCCCGCGTTTCCTTGGCGCTCCAAGTTCATCGGGTGTGGCTTTATGTTTGATTGCAGATTTCTCTACTTCTTCTCTTTCCTTTCTTAATTGCTCGCTCATAGGTACTCCTTTTTTGAATGATGTTTGTTCTGGTGGAACGGGAACTGGTTTGAGTCTCATGCTGTTACTCCTTCTCTTAACTGCAAAACTTCTTCTTTATCAAGCCCTCGTACCATGATATACTCATGCAAGTAGTGTATCATGTTTCGGACATATTCGTAATTATGTGCGGGTCTCGGGAATGAGTATTCCGCTTTGTTTTTAAAGTCCATCGCTTCAGGTGAGTCGAACTCGAATATCTTGTAATGGACAAAGGGAGCGTTAAAAAGCTCGCAATATACACGCCATTGCAGAGAGTTGTAATAGTCATCAAAACTGATTGTACTGTACTTGGTTTTGATTTCTACAACATCAAGCCCTATAAGTTGGTCTGCGACGCCTGTTACTGATATATCACCGAATTGAGTGCGGAAGACGCGGCGGACTTTATACTCGAATACTCGCGAGCGGTAATCCATGCAATTACGGGCGTTTAGAATGCAATCAGTGCTGAACTTGCCTTCAAACTCCATAGGGTAGTCGGTTTGCATCATTTCATGAAACTCTATCCCTCTTTGCATCATTGCATTAGGCGGGTCGAGTCTAAGCAAGGAGCGCTCGAACTGCTCGACTGTAATCAGGCCGTCTATGAAGCGGCGGTAAGATTCGAGCTGGGTGGCACTAATTTTGATCATACTTCCTCCTGTCCATATACCAGCCTATAATACGCTTCCGGCGTGCATGCTTCTTTAAGCTTTGCGCCCGCCTCGAATGCTTTAATTATTTGCTCGCGTTCCTTTGCAATAAGGTCAATCGTTTGGAATCTGATCTGCGATAGGACTTCGCCTGGTGTCCGAGTCACTGAAGCTTCATAATATGCGAAGTCAAGTGATTGCCGTAGGGTCTGCATTGCGGTTTTACTCATGGTCGCCTCCGTAAAATTCATTCCAGTATTTATTGCCGTTGTAACTTTCATCATCTGTTAAAACTACTTCAGCTACACAATTACCAGCATCCATTATCTGCTCTTTCTCTATTTCTTTGGTTTTTTTTAAGATAAGAATAAATAATTCATTATTCATTATTGGATTTGTGGAAGCATAACAACTTATTTGATTCTCCAACCACTCCACCGCCGTTTGCTTACTCATCATCGCCTCCGTAGGTTTCTAGTAAATATTTTGCTCTGCAAGTTTTAGTAATTGCATTGAATTGGTCTTGGCTAATTTCAATCTCTTTGAATCCATCATTGCCGATATTGAAATTCCAATTATTAGACGTTGCAAACTTTGCTATTGTAGCCATAACATACCGCCCTATGCCTTGCCATTTATGCCATATAATTGCATGGTTTGCAAAGTCAGCAAGTACCCAAACAGTTTGGTTTTTGCGGAAACGTTTTGTCTGCTTTTGGGCTTTGAATATTTTAACCGCCGTTTGCTTATTCATGTTTTATCTCCATATATTTTGCCAAAGTATTCTCTTGCTTCTATGCCAGCCTTTTCTTGGTCAACCAGACGTGCAAAGTAATACGCATATATAATTTGCTCTTTCTCCATTTGCTTAGCTTGGTTAAATTGGGCAACTAAATCCGAGGCTATATTTACATTGCAGGCCTTTAATTCATTCCATAACCAATCCACCGCTGTTTGCTTACTCATCGATATACTCCTGATACGGGTCTCTTAAATTGCGAATCTTAACAAGCTCGCGTTTGTGTATTGTCATTTTTGCTATGCTGTACATTTCTTTTTCAAAGCGATCATAAGCCCACTCTCTTACATCCTCTTCAAATAGCGAGTAATCTAGGAGCACATCGTCTTCATCAAATGCGCCCCAGACTTCGAAGGTGTTACTCATTTCACCACCTCCTCAAACTTACCGCTTTCTTTATTCCATTGCAAACCACGTTCGCCGAATGTAGTCACGACTGAAGCCCAAACCGCGCGCTTCAAAGCATCCTCTAAACCTGCTTTGCTAAGTTCTGATACAAACTTATTAGCATCCTTTGCGGCTTTTGCTTTTTCGCTCCATTCTGATACCAAGGCAATGGCGGCCTCTTGCTCTTTGGAGCGTCGGCTTATTGCCGATTTAGTATGTTCTAAGATATCAGCAAGGCAAGTAGTCATAGAGTGCAAGCCGTCCACATGTACGGGCGCAATTTCCGCGCAATTTTTAGCTACAATTGAATCACTAAGGTCAAAGGTCAATACTCTCTTATTGCCTTGAGTCGTATAGTAGCCTACTAGGTCGCATGACTGCATAAGTAGGTCATAACTCGCACCCGGAATAAGAGGGCGCTTAATTCGCATATCGCCTTCTTCTTTTTCTTTCGCGTGTGCGATGAAAACTACATTCTTACCGGATAACTTCAGAGGCGTGAAAAACTCTTGGAATGTTCGCTTTGTTTCGCCCCATAATTTGATCGTATTGCGAAGAAGACCGGGGTTATTGATAGTAAGGTGCATCTGCATTAATTCAATAACAGTGCCCGCCGTATCGATAATAATCGTATCGTGCTTTGCTAGGATGCTATCTAGCTCGGCCTTGTTATTCAGCAAGTCTTGCCATGACTCGAACTGCAAGCCGTTCTTGAGTAGCGAGGATCTATGAAGCCCTCTGTCGAAGTCCAATACAATTGGATTTGGCGCGGTATTCGCGAGTGTGGTCTTACCGATTCCGGGATCGCCGTATATTAGGACATTCAGTCCGTTTACTTGCATCCCGCCGTTTTGTGTGATTAGTCTCATCTCTTTACTCCTAGTATTCTTTTTAATTCATTATAATTTAGTAAATACATTGTCTTTTCGCCGTACGGTACTTGCTTTACTTTTCTTAGCACCGCTTCCTTTTCGTTCCTTTCATTGCTTGCAGGCCGTCCGACTGCCATATAGTGCAAGAGTCTTCGCGATACTTGGAATAATTCGGCGGCCTCGCGAATAGTCAGCCAGTCACTCATTGCAGTGCTCCATACATGTGCATTTCAAAGCGATTAAGAATGTAGTGTGCGAGTATGATAAATACCACGCCATGCCATAGCTTTAGTTCTAATCTTTTTTTTGTCATCGTACAAGTCCATTAATAATAGCGTAAACAATTAAGTAAGATAGAAATAGGCCGCCGAAGAGTCCGACTAGCATTTCGAATATCGCGCGCTTGGTTTCGGCTTTCATTTTGCGCTCCTTGTTAAGATTACCCATTTGCCATTGTATGGCATTACCTGAGCTTCGCCAGGTGGATGCAAAAAGATTGCAGCCATTGCCTCGGCGAAAGATTCGTAGATTTTGTGTGGTTTGAGTTTCATACCTTCGCTCCTTTGAAGTGTGAATAGTGGGGGCTTGAAGCCCCCGTTTGTTGATTATGCCATTCCTTTCTTTTGCATTAAGATGTATGTTGCTGATCTCTCTGGTCCTGTCATGTAATCTAGTAAGTGCTCTGCTTCTTCTGATATTACTTCATCTAAGATTGTTACAAGTGAGGCTCCGTAGTGTTTTGCTATTGATTTGATTATTTCATAGCATGTTGTTTCGTCAGTTGATTCTAAGAATGCTTTGTTGATTTGTCCGTTTGTCATGTCTTTACTCCGTTGTGTTATTGTGTGTCGTTGATTACGGTGCGAACTTACGAAACATAACAATACATGTCAAGTCTTTTTTTTATTTATCTAATTATTTTTATTTTTTGAGGTAGGTCAAGCGAGCCTAAATAGTTGAATTCTCTAGGAGTTATGGCGAAAATAAAAATTTTCGAAATTGTGGAAATTTCGGCAAGATTTTGCACGGACTGCAGAGAGGGAAGGGCGGCGCGGTAAGATTCGCCGTTTTTTTTATGTATTTCTATTTGAATCATTTTAGTATATTCGTATGTCATCATGCTGAATTTTGCAGGTGGCCAAATACTCAAAGCATTGGCGTGCGAAAGGCTACCCGGGGAAGGTAGCCTTTTTTTATTTGCATTATACGGTTTTTTTGGTTAGGTTGCAATCAGCGGCCCATCATAGCCGTATCTTGTAACTCCCCCCAGAGCTGGAGCCCTGATTGTGTATGACTTTCAGGGCTTTTTATTATAGTAGTCTTCTTTCATGACTTTCAGCATGAATCTGCAAGTAGCTATCTCGCCTTGCGCCATAAGGAGCTGATCGCATTCTTTTACCGCCAAAGATACGGCCTTGTTTATTGGCAATTTCTTGCGAATAGCATAAGCTCTAATTGCCCGCTCTTCTTTTGGATCTGTAATGCGAATTACCATTAATCGCGTCTCAATATGATTTGCCCTTTGATGGTCGCACCGCTTGCGAATGTATCAGCGCTTTTGCATTCGGGCACGATATACAAAGTCTTGCTTGTAGCTTGCAGAGCGTAGTTAAGATTAGGGCTTGCTTGTACTGTACAAACGCCTGTAGCGCCGTTTACCCAGTCGGCTTCAGCAATATCGATATAACCTATAAGAATGTCGAGTTGAGCGCTTGTAAAGGCTTGCGCGGCGTTCCTTGCGGCGGGTGTGATAGCACCACCGAATAGCCAAAGTCGAAGCGCTGGCTTTTGCAGAGTTCCTGAGCTTGTTTCTTTGAGGATAATTCGGTCTATCGTTCCTGAGAAGCCAAGAAAGCGAGCGGCATCGACTGCAATAGCTCCCGAGGTTAGTATATCTCCGCTTGCATATGCATTTGTGTCAAGCGTTCCAAAGTCGATAGACTGCAGACGGCGGTCTAAGCCTGTTTGTCCGGTATAAAATTCCATATTATGCTCCGTTGTAGAATAGATCAGATTCCCATGGCATAAGCCATACAATCTGAATAAATGCGTATGAGTTTGTTGATGTTATATTTAGTGCATTTTGGTGAGGGCCGACTTGCCATACAACTTGAAAACCGCCTTGACCGTGTGATGCGTTTGGAGATGCTGGCGTTCCTTGTAAATAACCAGGTACGGGCACTAATTGAGATATTCCTAGTGATGGATAACCACTAACATAATTATATGCTACTCCGGTAGTGGTATCAGGACTATCCGAAGAAATTACAAACAGACCATTTTTATTATTATTTAGCGTATGATCGCCTTGGTAAAAATGGACATTGACAAGATACCATCCTGCTTTTGTAACTCTGATAATTGTCGGATCAGCAGTATCGACATAAGCAAGACCGCTTCTTATATTGCCAAGATTGTCTACATCATCAGCCCAATGAATTAGACTTGTAGTAGGGAATAAATTATTTGCATAATGAGTCCAATTGATAATAGACTGCGTTCCCCAAATTCGATTAGTATTATTAGCCACTCCACTACTAGCCGCCGAATACGCTGCAACGCGTGCGAGTTTCATAGTTTCGGCAAGTACAGCTTGATTCTCTTGTATGTTATTTATTTCTTCATTGTCTTGTTGCTCTACTATTGTCAAGCTACTAGGCATATCGGGCATCGGAAAAGCTACTTGCTTTCTTCCTATACCTGAAGGTCTTACGGGTTCATTAAATTTCATTCGGACTCCGCGTCGATTCGTAGTGTAATATCGGCCATACCTTCATAGACTTTATGCGAGTGTTTTGTCATAACTGCAAGCGCGGTCTCTTCGCCGTAGATAGATTCCAAGAGCGTATTATAATCTAC